AGCTGATAGAAACAGAAGCCACTGGAGCACCTCAAAAACACCATCATACACTAAATCAGTAAGTTGGCAGCATCACCTACGTTGTAAATGGTTACAGGTAGCACTTTGTTATTGAGCATGATGCCTGTGTGAGTCAGTGTAAATATACTTTCAGGAGGTAAGAAAGCATCCGATTGATACCAGATTATTAATTTTATTTTACTCCATATGACTGAAAAAGATATTCCGCATGATGGCTGGATAACTGTATCAATCACAATCCACTTCATTTGGTTTCCTTGTTTATGCCTTGCTGGTGATGTCCTGAAAAGTATAAATGATATTTTTGAATGTAAACCATAGAGCAGAATTATTTTTCTGATGTTGTTTATTGTTTATTTAAATGCAGGGTGGTTTATATCTCGTCTTGTAGTTTATCCATGCATATCTGCTTGATAATCAGGTTTTTATTTAAGGTATAGTTTTGTGTTTTTTCTGTATTACATGTCAGGTATTTTAAAGAATTATTTTTCAGATAGTGGAAAGAACCATGGCATTTAAACACTATGATGTTGTCAGGGCGGCGCCGCCGTCAGATCTTGCGGAAAAGCTGACACATAAACTGAAAGAGGGCTGGCAGCCGTTTGGTAGTCCGGTGGCCATAACCCCTTATACCCTGATGCAGGCGATTGCAGCAGAAGGTGATGTGGTGGTCAGTGGTGCAACTGAGCCGGAGTGATACTACGTCATCGTACTGGCCCGGCATTCCAGGCCATAAAAGACAGTCTGGCAGTGGGACTAAATGCACTGACGCTGACGGATATTACCAAAAATGCAACGTATGGCGTTGAGATAGAAAGTCTGGCGCTGGAGATAAATGCACCGGCATCATCATAAAAAGTGAGCCAGTCAAATGGAAGGTATCGTTAAACTCACCGGTAGTGTCAGTGGGTCGTCTGAGACGCTTGCATGAGTTATCAGAGCCATCAGTAGTTAACTGGTGGCTTTTTTATTGTTGTCAGCTTCCGGATAACGGGAGACGGGGTATGGACCAGATGGAAAAAATCACAACAGGTGTGTCATACACCACGTCAGCGGTGGGAACGGGCTACTGGTTCCTGCAGTTGCTGGACAGGGTTTCCCCGTCTCAGTGGGCGGCAATAGGCGTGCTGGGAAGTCTGCTGTTTGGGCTGCTGACATATCTGACTAACCTGTATTTCAAAATCAGAGAGGACCGTCGTAAGGCGGCACGGGGAGAGTAATTCAATGACTCAAAACTATGAACTGATTGTGAAAGGGATCCGCAATTTTGAGAATACAGTTACGGTAACTTTAGCGTTACGGGACAAAAAACGCTTTGACGGTGAAATTTTAGACCTGGACATCTCGCTGGACCGTGTTGAAGGTGCCGCGCTGGAGTTTTATGAGGCAGCAGCCAGAAGGAGCATCAGACAGGTCTTCCTGGATGTTGCTGCCGGGTTATGTGAAGGGGATGAGCAGTCACCGGAAAAGCGCCCCATAATTTTAGAGGCGCAGGGTGTGTGGATAACCTACAAAGGAAAACTGCCGGGAAGAATTACTGGTTCACTGAAGACTCCGCCGAAATGGTAATTTCACCAGCATATTTTTCTTCCAGTAATACCGCCAGCCACTTGAAAGAATTTTGTTGTTGCTGGGACCATTTGGGGTTGAGTGATTCAAGCTGGAGCGATGCCAGTGTTGGTTGCATTTGTTCCTTGGGAATTGAGAATGCCAGATATGAAAATGCGACAGTAAGGGCATTTACATCATCCCGAAGCTTGGAAATGCAGTCGAGCAACTCCTGTAGAGAAATGGTGCTATTGTCCATAAACAATCCTCTCTATTGTATTTAACTATTCCTTGCCTGATTCAACAGGCCGGGACAGATAAACATATCCAGGGTTCAGAAACCGATAAATCCTGATAAATATCCATGAACGCAAAAATCAGATACGGCCTGTCGGCTGCCGTTCTGGCACTGATTGCCGTCGGTGCGCCTGCGCCTGATATTCTCGACCAGTTTCTGGATGAAAAAGAAGGTAACCACACAACGGCATACCGCGATGGTTCCGGTATATGGACCATCTGTCGTGGTGCCACAATGGTGGATGGTAAGCCCGTCATACCGGGAATGAGGCTGTCGAAGGAAAAATGCGACCAGGTTAACGCTATTGAACGTGATAAGGCGCTGGCATGGGTGGAGCGCAATATTAAAGTACCACTGACCGAACCACAGAAAGCGGGTATAGCGTCATTCTGTCCCTATAACATTGGCCCCGGTAAGTGTTTCCCGTCGACGTTTTATAAGCGGCTGAATGCCGGTGATCGTAAGGGCGCATGCGAGGCGATTCGCTGGTGGATAAAAGATGGTGGGCGCGATTGCCGCATACGTTCAAATAACTGCTATGGACAGGTTATTCGTCGTGACCAGGAAAGCGCATTAGCCTGTTGGGGGATAGATCAGTGAGCAGAGTCGCAGCGATTATTTATACTCTGGTTATCTGCACCATCGTCTGCCTGTCATGGGCTGTTAATCATTACCGCGATAACGCCATTACCTACAAAGCCCAGCGCGACAAAAATGTCAGAGAACTGAAGCTGGCGAACGCGGCAATTACTGACATGCAGATGCGTCAGCGTGATGTTGCTGCGCTCGATGCAAAATACACGAAGGAGTTAGCTGATGCGAAAGCTGAAAATGATGCTCTTCTGCGGAAGCTTGATAATGGTGGCAGGGTGCTCGTCAAAGGAAAATGCCCTGTGCCATCCTCAGCCGAAACCTCCAGCGCCTCCGGCATGGGCAATGATGCCACCGTCGAACTCTCTCCAGTTGCTGGACGAAACGTTCTCGATATCCGGGACGGAATTATCCGCGACCAAACAGCACTGAGAACGCTTCAGGAATACATTAGGACGCAATGCCTTCGATGATAGCAATAATTTTACTCATCATCCTTCACATCTGGCTCTGTAGACAGGGTGGTGATCACTTCTGGAGTAAATCCAGATTAAACATCTCATTGCTGATGCTTGATATTGAGCATCTGGCGCGCAGTAAGGGGCTGCGTTGAGATAAGAGCCAGTTCATTACAAATACCAGGATTTAGCCTCGCATTCGCGGGGCTTTTTATATCTGAATTTCACAGCGCATCTCACGCGCATATTAACGAGAGCCTTTCAGTAAGCGAGCCTGAGAAATGCCGTTATAGGTGGCGACCTCTCTCGGGCGGCTTTTCTGTGAGACAGGCTCACTTTCTAAAAGGTAAAGACGCTATGAATAATCATTCAGTTATTCCAGCCTTCGACTTCCGAGAAATGGTGCAAGCCAAAAACGGAGAGGTCGTTACCACATCCAGAAAAATTGCCAAGTACTTCGGCAAGCGACACGGTGATGTTCTCAGGAAAATCGAGCAGGTTAAGGCTGATTGCTCGCGTGAGTTTAGCCAACGCAATTTTGCGTCGGCTGATTATATCGATGAGCAGGGCAAGGTTCGCCCGATGTACAGCCTGACGAAAGATGGCTGGATCATGGTTGTGATGGGGTTCACCGGGAAAGCTGCTGCGGCAATCAAGGAGAGCTATATCGCAGCATTCAACTGGATGGCAGAGCAACTGAGCCGCCGCATGGCAATTGGCGAAGAAATGCAGCACCGCTACGCCACCAAAGAAACACGCTCAAAGCTGAAAGGTACGATCGGCAGTCGGTTAATGAACGAACGGAAGAAAGAGAAGCGTGTCCTGGCTGTCGAGCATGAATACATCTTGCAGGTGACACAGCCTGAACTGCTGATTAATTGAAGATGTCATTACAAAGCCTATCTACGGGGGGATTGATAATGGCTTATACCCTGCACGGGATAACTTAACTGATATCCCTTTTAACGGATAAAGGTATTCAAGCCTGACACATCATGCGCTGTATCGTCGCCGTATTCCCGCATTAACCATGACCGTAGCCCGACGGGGAATTCCTTCTGCGTGAGTGTGCGGGAATAATCAAAAACGATGCACACCGGGTTATTAACGCGTCAACTGAACGCGGGGTTGCTCTTCATGTCAGCCAGTCCGGTGCAGGGGTAGAAGAAACCGGACGTTATGGTTTAGTGTGGAAACATTTGTGATGTGCTCTGTATGTTTTCAGTAAAGAGTAATGAATTATCAAAGGTATAGTAATATCTTTTTTGTTCGTGGATATTTGTAACCCACCGAAAAACTCCTGCTTTAGCAAGGTTTCTTCTGTATTCCTGAAATGTGATCTCTCTGGATTTCAGCTTATTAGAGGTCGTTTCTATAAGATGCCTATCCTTTGAAAATTTGACAGACACAATGTTTTTTAGGCCCTTTAATAACACTGTATTATCATTTTTTAATACAATATGAACATTCTCTGTGGCTAAATAGTAAATGTAATGTGAGACATTGTGACGTTTTAGCTCAGAATAAAACCATTGATAGTTTAAATCGTTTCGAACTTTATCAAATATTTGTTTAAAAATGACTACCTGATCCATAGATAAACCTTCCATGTGATATGAGGGGGCGTAGTCTGCACGATTATCTAAATTGCTTCAATCTGGTCTGACCTGTTTTCTGAGCAATTCAGTAATGTCACTCTTTTCTTTGTTTGCTTCAGGAGAAACTCTTTTTTCTGAGCACAGTCTCCGGCGGCAGGCTTCAATGACCCAGGCTGAGAAATTCCCGGACCCTTTTTGATCAAGAGCGATGTTAATTTGTTCAATCATTTGGTTAGGAAAGCGGATGTTGCGGGTTGTTGTTCTGCGGGTTTTGTTCTTCGTTGACATGAGGTTGCCCCGTATTCAGTGTCGCTGATTTGTATTGTCTGAAGTTGTTTTTACGTTAAGTTGATGCAGATCAATTAATACGATACCTGCGTCATAATTGATTATTTGACGTGGTTTGATGGCGTAGATGCACGTTGTGACATATAGATGATAATTATTATCATTTTGCGGGTCCTTTCCGGCGATCCGACAGGTTACGGGGCGGCGACCTCGCGGGTTTTCGCTATTTATGAAAATTTTCCGGGAACCATGTCCGGTTTCTCTTCAAGTTAACTATATGAAAAATAAAAAAAGAGGTCTTCTGTGAACCGGGCATGCACAAAAAATAGACATGTAAGCCGGACATGACCGGTTTTGTTGTGATTGTGAAGTGAGAGTTTTTGCGAGGTGAGGAGTGGCTACGCAGACTGAAGTTGCCAGGCATTTAAGTCTGACCGATCGCCAGCTTCGCAGATTGCAGAAATTGCCGGGTGCCCCGATATCGAATAAGCGAGGGCAACTGGATCTGGATGCCTGGCGCGATTTTTACATATCGTATCTGAGAAGAAGTAAAAACGATGTGCCTGATGGCGATAGCGAAGACGACTATGAGGAGAAATTGCTTATTGCCAGATGGGAACTGACAGCAGAACAGGCTGTTACACAGCAGTTAAAAAATGAGGTGTCAAAAGGAAAACTTATTGATACCGGGTTCTGTATTTTTGCTCTCAGCAAGCTGGCAATGGCGTTATCCAGTACGCTTGATTCCATCCCTTTATCCATGCAGCGACAGTTTCCTGATTTAACACCGCGCCATCTTGACCATCTGAAAACCCTTATTGCGAAGGGGGCAAATCAGTGTGCGCGGGCGGGGGATAAATTACCGGATTTACTCGATGAATATATCAGAGCAACAACTGAATAATATGATGAGTGCTGTCACAACAGCATTACAGCCCCTGATAAGGGCATTGCCGGTGACGCCAGTTGAATGGGCTGATCAAAATTATTATCTGCCTAAAGAATCTTCATATGGTGAGGGAGAATGGAAAACGCTGCCGTTCCAGATCGCCATCATGAACAGCATGGGGAATGATCAGATCCGGACTGTTAATCTGATTAAATCTGCCCGTGTTGGCTATACAAAGATGTTGCTGGGGGTGGTCGGGTATTTTATTGAGCATAAATCCCGAAACAGTCTGCTTTTTCAGCCCACGGATTCTGCCGCTGAAGATTTTATGAAGTCTCACGTGGAGGCGACGATTCGGGATGTTCCCTGCCTGAAAAAACTTTCTCCATGGCTGGGGCGTAAACATCGTGACAATACTCTCACGCTGAAACGCTTTTCATCGGGTGTGGGCTTCTGGTGCCTGGGCGGCGCTGCCGCCAAAAACTACCGTGAAAAATCCGTGGACGTGGTCTGCTATGACGAACTTTCCTCGTTCGAACCGGATGTCGAAAAAGAGGGTTCGCCAACCCTGCTTGGGGATAAACGTATTGAGGGCTCTGTATGGCCCAAATCCATTCGCGGCTCGACGCCTAAAATCAAAGGCACCTGCCAGATCGAAAAAGCGGCCAACGAGTCGGCGCATTTCATGCGTTTTTATGTGCCCTGCCCACACTGTGGGGAGGAGCAGTATCTGAAATTTGGCGATGAATCCACGCCTTTTGGCCTTAAATGGGAGAAGGACAGCCCCGAAAGCGTTTTCTACCTCTGTGAACATCATGGCTGCGTGATCCATCAGTCTGAGCTTGACCAGAGCAACGGGCGGTGGATCTGTGAAAACACGGGGATGTGGACCCGTGACGGTCTGACGTTTTTCAGCGCCGCGGATAATGAAATTCCGCCGCCGCGCTCCATCACGTTCCATATCTGGACAGCGTACAGTCCATTCACCACCTGGGTACAGATAGTCTATGACTGGCTGGATGCACTGAAAGATCCCAACGGCCTGAAAACCTTTGTGAACACCACGCTGGGCGAGACCTG